AGCAGGAAAAGCCGCCGGGAAGCAGTTCGTAAAACAGCCTAAAGCCATAGCCAAGAAGACAGCGAGATACAGATGACCACTTCTGGCGTAGCCACGTTTGACCTTGATTTAAACGATATATGTGAAGAAGCGTTTGAGCGTGCCGGTTCAGAGCTTCGCACGGGCTACAACATGCGAACGGCAAGGAGAAGTTTAAATATTCTCTTTGCAGATTGGGCCAATCGCGGGATCAACATGTGGACGTTTGAGCAGAACGTCATACCCTTGGTGACCGGCCAGCCCACTTATGCGCTCCCAGACGACACCGTGGACCTTCTGGAGCAGGTTATCCGGACAGATGCCGGTATGACCAACAATCAGGCTGACCTGACAATCACCCGGATATCAGTTTCCACCTACGCAACCATCCCGAATAAACTTATTCAGGGCCGTCCCATTCAGGTCTACATCCAGCGTTTAAATGCCCAGAGTAATGTTTTAACTGGGACATTGCAGGCGACGATCAGTTCCACGGCTACCACCATCCCGGTCACCTCTATGGTGGGTATTCCTAACGCCGGATTCATTAGGATTGGCTCAGAGCTGATTTTCTTCAATGAGTTTACTGCTGCTACAAGCACCTCACCGGCTTATTTGAACAACTGTTGTCGTGGACAAGACGGGACAACTGCGGCGTCTCATACGGTTGGGGCGGCTTTAACTTTGGTGCAAAAGCAGTCCATTACGGTATGGCCCACTCCGGCGGCGGGTACGACTTACCAGTTTGTGTACTGGAGGATGCGCCGGGTGCAGGATGCGACCAATTCAGGTGTAAAAACCTTTGATATCCCGTTTAGGTTTATTCCGTGTTTGGTGGCTGGATTGGCGTATTACATTGCATTAAAACTCCCGGAAGGGGTGCAAAGGTTGCCAATCTTGAAGCAGCAGTATGACGAGGCATGGCAGTTAGCCGCAGATGAGGACAGAGAAAAGGCTCCGTTGAGGTTTGTGCCAAGGCCGATGTTCCTTGGTAGCGGAGGTATTTAATGTCCAATCGGTTTGCATCAGGCAAGTATGCAATTGCTCAATGCGACCGCTGTGACTTCAGGTTTAAACTGAAGCAACTGCGTAAGGAAGTTATTAAGACCAGAAACTATAACTTGCTTGTCTGTCCTAGGTGTTGGGACCCGGATCATCCTCAGCTTCAGTTGGGCATGTATCCTGTAGAAGACCCGCAGGGTTTAAGAGATCCCAGACCAGACAAAAGTTATTTTCAGTCAGGAAATACGGGTTTACAGCTTCCCACGATTACCAACACCACGAAAGACGGGGTTGGATTGCCAAGCGAGGGAAGCAGGGATTATCAGTGGGGTTGGAATCCGGTGGGTGGGGCTAGAGCTAATGATGATGGTTTAACGCCCAATTACTTGGTTTTAAACATTGAAATTGGTACAGTCACGGTAGTGACGACATAGGAGTCTGTGATGGATGCAAAGAAAGCAGTTCACGCGCATGAGAAGCATATGCACCCCGGTAAGCCCATGACCAAACTTGCCAAGGGTGGAAAGACCAACCTTCAGATGCGTCAACTTGGCAGAAACCTTGCCAAGGTGGCAAATCAGAAGAAATCGGTGCGGAAAGTCCGTGCCACGGGGATTTAAGATGGCTAAATTCAGCATGAAACGGGGCGGCAAAGAAGTTGGCCCTGCGGAGCTTTATGCTCCTCCCCACACGATGGACAATGGCAAGGTTAAGCTTGGGAATGGCTATGATGCTGAACCCACCAAGGCTGACCGGGTCAATATGTCTGTTGGTAGTATTGACCGTGAAGGTTATAACCCTTCCCCCAAGACCACGGGTATTAAGATGCGTGGTACTGGAGCGGCGACTAAGGGTGTGATGTCCAGAGGACCGATGGCGTGAATTACACGCAGCTTAGTGACGCGATTGTCGCGTATACAGAAAATACGAGCAGCGATTTTGCTGCTCAGATCCCCACTTTTGTCAAACAGGCAGAACAGCGGATCTATAACACTGTTCAATTTCCGTCGCTAAGAAAAAATGTTACCGGAGTGACTTCGACAAATAATAAGTATTTATCTTGCCCTAATGATTTTTTAGCCGTTTATTCTATGGCGGTTATAGACGGTACTGGGGCATATGAATATTTGTTAAACAAAGATGTTAATTTTATTCGTCAGGCATATCCGGTGCCGACAGATACTGGAATTCCCAAATATTACGGTTTATTTGGTCCCACAGTCAGTGGGGTGACGATTACCAATGAACTGTCTTTTATTCTTGGGCCAACTCCAGATGCGGTTTACAATGTAGAGTTGCATTATTACTATTACCCCGAATCAATTACCACAGCCACAACCACATGGCTTGGCGATAATTTTGATTCTGTATTGTTTTATGGGTCACTGGTAGAAGCTGCGACATACATGAAACAAGAGCAGGATTTAGTGAGTCTGTACAACACAAAGTATCAAGAAGCTCTAGCTTTGGCTAAACGCCTTGGTGACGGGATGGAGCGGCAAGACGCTTATCGTTCCGGGCAGTATCGACAGATGGTGACCTGATGCCTATTACCCAAGGTGCCACTAATACATTTAAAACGGGCTTACCTTCAGGCACGTTTAACTTTGCTTCGGATACATTCAAGATAGCTTTGTATACCGGAGCAGCGGACCTTGGCCCGACCACAAGCGCGTATACCACGACCAATGAAATTACGGGCACGGGGTATTCGGCGGGCGGGATAGTATTAACGGTATCTGTGCAACCCACTACAGGCTCAGACCCCGCTAATACGATTGCCTATTTATCGTTTAGCAATGCTTTGTGGAATCCTGCGGCATTTACTTGTCGAGGGGCATTGATTTACAAATCAGGCGGCGGTAATCCCACAGTCTGTGTTTTGGACTTTGGGTCAGATAAAATTGCCTCAAATACGTTTCAAGTTGAGTTTCCCAGCGCAACCAGCACCAGCGCAATTATAAGGATCGCATGAAAGTTCTTGTTGCAACACCGATGTATGGTGGTATGTGTACAGGTGAGTACACTCGATCAATGACTGGAGTGGTATCAGAACTTGCAGCACAAAATATCAAGGTTTCGTTTGCGTTTTTATACAACGACAGTTTGATCACTAACGCTAGAAATAAATTAGCGACGGTGTTTATGGAGCATGACTTCACGCATTTGATGTTTATTGATGCAGATATTGGTTTTCAAGCGTCAGACATTATTGGGTTGTTGAACGCCGATAAAGATGTGATTGCGGGTATTTACCCCAAAAAGGTTATAAACTGGAGTCGAATTGAGTCTGCGGTAAAAGCTGGGGTTGCGACTGAGGAACTTCAGTTTCATACAGGCGACCTTGTTGTAAGTTTGGTGGACCATGAGCGTGAGCGAGTGGTAAAACTGATAGAGCCGGTAGAGGTATATGGGGCTGGCACAGGGTTTATGTTAATCAAGCGCACGGTTTTGGAGACACTCAAAGACAAGGTCGATACTTATCTGGACAATGATGGCAAGTCTCTTTATGAGTATTTTTTTCTTGTCAAAGACCCAGTGCTCAAGCAACAATTAACCGAAGATTATGCGTTTTGTAGACTGTGCAGAATGAATGGTTTTAAAATTTATGTAGCTCCATGGATTAAATTAAGTCATACAGGATCGTACATTTTTACTGGGCAACCAATTCCTGTGAGGGCATGATGGCGACAGTATTTACAACCAAGGGTGACATGGATGAATCGCTGCTTGAAAAGCGTGAAGGTTCTGTTGATAATGACCATGAGTACACCGCATGGGTTGAATACTGGCACGAAGGTGAATTAGTTCATAGATCCGTCCATGTGCAGTTGAAAAAACCTGCTGATGGCGGCGGTGAGTTGGCTTCGTTTTAAAAGGAAACTGCTGTGGCAAATACTCAATCAATGTGCACTTCGTTTATGAACGAATTGCTAACCGGGCAGCACAATTTTGGCACAGGTGTTATCCGTGCTGCCACGACTGCGGATTCTTTTAAAGCGGCGTTGTATCTTGCGTCTGCAACGTACAATGCCAGCACCACAGCCTATTCAGCTACGAATGAGGTAAGCGGTACCAACTACACGGCTGGTGGAGTTGCAATTACATCGTGGAATGCGCCTACTGGAACGAATGCGTCGGCGACAGCAGGGGTGGCGTTTACCACTCCGACAGCTTCGTTTACTTATACTAACGTCACGCTTGCTACAGCTTTTGACGCCGTATTAATTTATAACAATACTCAAGGCAACAAAGCTGTTAGCGTCCACACGTTTGGTTCGCAGACTGTCACGGCAGGTACGTTTACTTTGACGATGCCTTCCAATACGACTACCGCCGCGCTGCTCCGACTGTCAACGACCTAATTTTTAGGTAGCACCATGGCTACCGCATGGGGTGTAGATACTTGGAGTAGTAATACTTGGGGAGGCAATCAAACAACGGTTGCCCTTACAGGTGTCTCTGCGACTGGCGTAGCAGGGTCGGTTGGTAAAACTAATTCTATTGCTGAGACCGGCAACGCAGCTTCCGGTGCGGTAGGTAGTGTCACCACCTCTAGAACTGTAGCGTTATCTGGAACATCAGCTTCGGGGGCGGTTGGCTCTGTCACATCTTCTAGAACAATTGCTGAGACGGGAAATGCCGCTTCTGGTGCAGTAGGTTCAGTTGCGGTTTCTAGGTCAGTTGCATTAACTGGCGTAGGAGCCTCTGGCGCGGTTGGGTCGGTAGGGTTATCAAAAACTCACGCCTTGATCGGGGTGGCGGCGACTGGGAATGCCGGAACTGTTGTTGTCAGTGAAATCATCCCTGAAGACAATACAGTCGGGGTCGGTAATGTAGGGAACGTATCTCCAACCTTTGCAGTAGCGTTGTCTGGGGTATCTGCCACTGGGCAAGTTGGATCAGTTTCGTTTACTAGAGCCATATCGGGGGTAGCGGCTTCTGGGGCGGTTGGTGCGGTTACTACCTCTAGAACCATTGCTGAAAATGGCAATTCAGCGACAGGTGCGGTTGGATCGGTTGATAAGTCTTCGTCTAAAGCCCTATCTGGCGTCTCAGCAACAGGTGATGACGGCACAGTTGGTGTTTCAATTACCAAAGCCCTGACGGGAGTTTCGGCAACAGGAGATGTTGATTCTGTAACTTTTGAGCAGATCGCGGATTTAACCGGGATCAACGCGTCTGGAGAGATTGGAGCTGCGGTTCCAGAGCTATTGGTGGCCTTGACAGGAGTAGAAGCATCTGGTCAAGTTGGCGATGTTATTGCCGTATACTGGAAGCTAATATCAACTGTCCAAGATCCAAATTGGACTCCAATTGATTCAAATGTGACCGGAGCTTGGTCTCTGTTAAACACTGCACAGACAGCTAATTGGACGGTAATAGACGATAATGTCAATGCAAATTGGACAGAAATCGACACCCAGCAAGATGCAGACTGGGAAGAGATCGTAACTTAAGGAAACAAAATGCCCACCTCATATACTTCTCTTATTGGTTTAGCCCTCCCGGTTACGGGCGAACTAAGTGGCACTTGGGGCGACACGGTCAACAATTACATTACAAATTATCTCGACTCCGCTGTCGCAGGCACCCAAACCATCAGTGGTTCCCAGACTGCTGTAACCCTGAGTGTTACAAACGGCTCAAGCTTAGTGACTGCCGGGTCAGGCTCGACGGGATCGGCTCAGTTCCAGATCATTAACTGTACGGGTAATCCTGCGGGGTTGCTGACCATTACTGCTCCGGCATCTAGCCGTCAGTACATCATTATTAATGCTACCTCCACCT